CGTTCAACTTCAGGAGCGAATTGCTTGATTAAAGCTGTTCTACCCTTTACCATATTATCCGGTAACTTAGCAATTTGTGAATCTATTTCAGATTTTCTTGATTGTAATCTCACTTGTTCATCTGCCATAGATTTAATCATGACGGCCGATGTATTGGTATCTGATATCGATTGTTGGAATTCCTTACTCAAGAATCCAAATGCTCCAACAGAAGTAATAAGCATAAGAACTAATGTGGCCGAAGTCATGTAACTCTTCATGAGAAGATTAATTGATTTCCAATATTTGTACAAGAAACTCACAGCAACAAGTTTAGCAAAATCCAAACAGATAGCTAAAACAATAACAACAGGACTTCCAGAAAAAATGGAACTGAGCCCTATAACAGAGACCCATGTTCCGATTACTTCTAGAAATAATGCCGATAAGAAAACAAGAAAATTAAAAAACATTTTTAGTATGCGTAAGTTACACTTTCATCTTCACCAATTGCTATAACTTTGTCTTCATCAGAACGCCAATACTTTTCACCTTCGAATTTAGTTTCGGTTGTCCATTGAAGAGCTTCGATAAGCACGAATTCACCAACGTTAAACATTTCAACCCTATCACCAATGGCAACTACTTGTCCCCATCGAGCAGACTTTCCCTGTTGATCGAGGTCTTGATTTGTCAAAACAATCAACCCACTATTTTTCTCAACAAATTTTCCTCCATATGTGTCAGAACAAAACTTGAACAGAAAAGATTTTCCTAGAGGACGTAGAGTCATTTTATTTATTCCTTATGTTTTTTGATTGTTTAGCTTTTACGGCTGGAGTATCAAATGTCTCTGCTTCCGCGGATTCATTAACTGCCGCAACTGCCATTGCTAAAGCGGATGCCATTTTTACTTCTTTAGGTATTTCGGTTTTAACACGAATACCATCCTTTTCATCAACAAATTTTCTTCGTTGATCTACTCCCACTGCAGTAGGGGTCATAGCTAACTGTTGTTTGATTGATAGAAGATCGAAATCAACCATATCACCACGAGCACTGCGTGCAAATTTACCCATAATTTTTCTCCAAATGATATTTGATATAAATATTATTTATTCGTTGCCCGGCCAGTAATCAATCGTGGAAAAACTCATGCATAGGGATTTTATATTTCACTGGATCAATAAGATGTACACCCATCAAGAATAGAATTAGACATGCACATGATGATCCACGACCAACACCCCAAACAACATTCTCTTCTTTGAATTTATCAATCACATAAATGAGTGTTTGGAATAGTGGTTCTAATTTTCTTTTTCTAATCTCAACCATTTCATCAGATGCCCTGATGAAATATTCTTCCGATCTATCCTTTACAGAATCGATGAGATAAAAATTCAAATCAATTTTCTTATACTTTTCAGGAATATTCCATTCAAGATCGAATGGTTCATTCTCAGCTTTGCCAGCCTTGATACTTATTTCTTCTAAAAGATTGAAGAGCTTAATGTCTTCATTATCGTTGTTGACAGCAATCTTATCGATTGGAACACCTGATAATAGAAGTGATGGAACATCCTCAGGATTGACCTGATTGGTACCATCAAACCAGAGAATTCTGTTATTAAGTTCAGTTTTCATTAAGCTTTTATTTTGATACTGCGAAGCTTGACATTTTTCGAAGTACAGTTTCTGGCACCGAAACATAAGGAGCCTCAGGATAAAACTGAATTTCACCCCAGTTTCCAGTATTCAGAAAATTCTTCAATGATGCACGGTGCACTCGTGATTTTGGGTTGAACTGTTCACGTCTAACTTTTGCCCGATCCAAGATTAGACTATTTGCCAAAACATCAGTATTAACTTCTTTCATCATTTTCTTTCTTAGTAAGAGCTCAAATCTTTATGTGTGGTAGAAAGATCAACACTTCCATCCATGGCAATTGGATGGCTCGTGTATTCTTTAAAGCCTAAAGTTTCTGGGCTGTGATCCAGAAGTGCATGTCCATTACGCTCATATAGATATGCATCTTCATCATTGATCGTGACACAGAGATCACAATGCAGAATTGAATAATCAGTAAAGGTTCCATCTTTGTCTGTAACACGAAACCAATAATTACCCATCGTGTGGATAATCATTCCTGTCAACCCATTTGCACTTGTTATCTTCATCTTCAATACTCCATCTAAAAGTTAATTATACATTGATGGCAATTCAAATAAAACTGTTGTCAGAATTACTCTGTCACAACGTCGATCAATTCAGACATTGCACGGGTGATCATCACGTATTCCAGATTTGCTTCTTGGTTTTGTTGCCATTCTTTCTTTGCATATGGAGACGGTTGATATTTTGCACGATCCAAAAGGTAAACACGAGTCCATTCACGTCCTTTGCTCTTATGACCAGTGCTCAATGTCAATACCTTTGGAGCCTCGTTATCCTTAGTGGTACCAAACAGAGAATTGATTTCATCAACAAGTGCTTCGATTGTTTTCTTACCTGTAATCAAGCAACGATCAATCACAACCCGCAAGCAATCAATTTGATCCACAAGACCTTCAACACGATCTTCTTGACCCTTAGACATAAACTTTGCAGTTTGGCGAACTTGATAATCTTCAAGCTTGTTCAATAGTTGATCGAGGGTTTTGATTTTCCAGCGGCTAGCAAGTTTAATCAATCCAGTACCGATTTCACGACCTTCAACTCGGCAAGCAATTCCCTTTGAGATAAGAGAGTATGCAGTCTGAATAAGTGGAGCAGTGTTTCGGCAAAGAATTGCATCGGTCTTACCAAGCTTTTCACCAGCAAGATCAATGTACTTAATAGAACGAACAACACCTTCAGGAGCATCTTCGTGTGCAGTAAAATCTGGAACCAAACGTTGTGCTTCCCGTACCACCGCTTTAGGGCATCGACGAGTCATGTTGAGTGGAAGCGTTTTTGCATTAGTAGCAATTTTCATTTGATTCATGGAATCGGCATCAGCACCGGTAAACCCGTAAATTGCTTGCCGATTATCACCAACAGAAACCAAACGACCAGTACGAGGTTTCAACATTGCCAATGCCAAAGCTCGGCGAGCAGGATTGGTGTCTTGCGATTCATCAACTGCTACCCAATCCTTAGGCCAGAAACGAGCTTTGTAATACAGAGGGGCAAGAATCATGTCATCAAAATCAATCACTTCGCGACATTGTTTGAGAGAGATTCGATATGCACGTTGAGCTGCTGAAATAACATCAGAAACATCAATGTCTTCTGTGATATCGTTTTCCAAACCGAAATGATCAAACATATCATTCCAAACACTCACATCATCAATTGAACAAAGATGACCGACTGCACGTTGTTTGGCATATCCACAGAGCTTAACAATTGCTTCAGAAGCAAAGATGAAGATATCCCCACCTTTATCAAATCCACATTCGTTAACGATGTTGTACATTTTCTTGTTTTCTATTTGAACGTTTGGAGCAATCTTTCTCCAAGCTCCATATCCAAATGAGTGAACTGTTCCGGCTTGAGCTGTACGCCAATCGTATCCGGTTTTTTCAAGTTTGAGTTTCAGTTCATCGGCGATTGCTTTGTTATATGCCATGATGGCAATATCACCGAGTTTGAATTTGACAATTGCATCTACAATTTTCATGATGGTGTACGTTTTACCGCAACCAGCACGGGCCATCAATTCGAGAGAACCGGTATCTTCTAGGACCCAGTAGATAACCGACTGTTGTTGAGCAGAAAGTTCTTTCCAGTCAGTAGCATTGAATTTCATCATCACTCCAAGTTAATTTGGTATGATGTTATTATAACACTAACCTGAGCATTTTCACATAGTTTTGAAAATTAATTGTGTTCCACTAAAACACAACTAGATTGACAGGTGAACAGATAATTGGACACTGAACATTGTCATCAGCATTTTTAGATGGTTTATGCTGTTCAGTTTGACCGGCTTCACAGTCCATCAACATCAGCGTAATAAGTATCAAGCAACACTTCTTCATGTTGGACCTTTTTAACTTGAGCACGTTACCAGAATAAGCAAAGAAATAATGCAAATTATCCAAAAGAGATAACCATCCCTCTTGTGTTTTGCATTGTGCTTTTTGATTTCTTCTTCAGTCATAGCGAGCACGTTTGTCTACCCGGCGCTGGGTCTTCTTGAACTTTGAAAACTTTGCATCTTCTCGTTTCATCTTCTTGGGGTTTTTTGAATTCTTTGCATCGTCAAATTTGACATCATCAAAACCGAAAGAGCGTTCCATTTTGTTCTCCATTTGAAATTACACCTTACTAATCATTCGTTCAAGTTTGCGGCGACTGATGCATTCTACATCACCACATCGACCAGGTTTACGGTAAAGATACCCAGCTTTCACTTCCAAAATGTCACCGTGATCTTTGAAAGAGATTTTGGCATATTTGTCGCCATCATAACTGATGACATTGACTCGACGAATTGGAGCAGGTTTGAATGGGACATCGCCCAGTTCAGTGAATGGATAATCAGTCCATCCGGTGATATTTGTGCAGCGTTTCATAATTAGGAAAGCAGATCAACGAATTCACTTGCGTAGCTAAACACTTCGCTGTAACCTGAAGAGTGACCATGAGCCCATGCAAGACTGAAAAGTTTGTCTGCTTTAGGATGTCCTGTCACACCAAGTTCTTCAAGAAGATCTTTTTTGAAGTCTTCACCGGCTTTACGTTCACCTTCTTGATAGCGCGCATAACCATCAGCATCATCTTTACGATTGACATAAGGAACTTTGTTTACGTATTTTTCGAAATTCATTTTGAACTTTCTGAATAATTTGAAGATGAGTTATTATAACCTATAACCTGATAAAATTACACAATTAAATGAGGTCTTGCTTTAGAAATGGTAATTGTTTTTCCGATGATAACATCTGGGTGTTGAGTTAGATCAAGATATCCCAAATAATCACAAGACATAGATTCATACCCTAATTGGATTGAGAGCACCAACAAATAACACAGTTCTTTTTCCTTACAGAAATTGAATATTTTTAATTCTTCATTTGAAAGTTGCACTTCTGTTTTATTAAATTTTTCACCATGAGTTATTAACTTGTGTTCAATTGGGCCAATAAACTCTCCTGACACCGGATCAAAACCGAGACCATCATGTTTACATTTTTGCCCTAATACAGATATAAAATGTTCCGGTAACCATTGTGAGTTGAATTTTTTAACAGCGACTCCAGTCAAATCGCTGAAAATTTTAAGTGCTGGTTTTTCAGCAGCACGACCAAATGCGGCAGCAACTTTATCAGTCGTTGTCGTGTAAGAACTTAAAATGTTTAATTCTACTTCCGCTTTATCACATTCAAATTTCATATTATTCTTTGGTCCAATACTTATCGCCACCGCGAAGTCCTGTTCCAGATGAAAACGGTCTAGGATTTTCTATTAGAGTTTTCTTCCCACCTTTCGCAAGTGAAGTATTCACGGCATCAAAAATATCATCATGTTTAGCTGTCCACCACACACCATCAAAATAAGAACGTAGTATTTTACCAGTACCATAATTATTAGGGTGTACAGCCCACCCGCCCTTACCTTCGCCTTGTAGTGCCTTTACCTTCTCAATCTTGGGAACAATTTCTTTAGGAGTTTTAACCTTAGAGGCCTTCTCAGTTTTATCTTTATTGACTAAAGGATATCCCAATTTACGACATTCAGAAATATGAAATTGTTCAAGCTCCAAGACATTTTTTGGGGTTTTATCACCACGTTTAAATCCTTCAGGGGCTGATATCTCTTCAAGGATGACGACTTCTATTTCAACATCACCATCTTTTAAAATATTCTTAATATATTCTTGTGTGCCTACTGCTGAGGGTCTTTGTAATTTTGTCTTTTTAGCATCATAACTGTGTGAATAAACCCGTTCTTTGACGTCAACTGAATATCCAACGTAAAAAATTTCACCTCTGTATATAAGACAATAGATATAGAAAAATTTTGGATTTTCGCCTTTTTCTAAACATTTAGCAACGCTATCAGCAAATTTATAAATTACTCTATGCATTGGTGCTTGTTCACTAATGAGTTGTGTCTGAGTGCCTAACATTTTTTCGGGTTCTGCAATATGTGGGATTGCGGCTTGATGAACGTATGATTTGGAATCAACAGTCCTAACTAGAAGTTTGAATGTCATAATGTCCCCTCACCTTTTTTAACTTGCAACAACATTTCACGCACCATCTTCAATTCTTTGATATTAATTTCAAGAAGCTTCTGAGCGGCGGTGAAGTCAATGTTGTCTCGATTTGCAATAGCAACAGATGGGACATTAAATACTTTTTCCATCATCTGTTCTTTCTTGTTAATCCAATCATCCAAGTTTGCGAGGATGCTAAATACAGTTGGTGTTTCCATTATGCGAAATCCTTTGAGTCTTTTTCAAACCGTTCTGCTACCCATTCATAGGGATCACCATCTCGTGCTTTAGCAACACCATAAGGCATTTCACCGCTCATTGAATAGTGGTCATACAGTGCATCAAAGAGTTCATCACTCAAGATGTCTTCGTTGACAAATTTGTTAACATCATCTTTGAACTTCAGTTCAATTTCATCAAGGGTCATTCGATTTCTCCATTAATTACGACAGGAATTTCTTGAATATCAAAAGTGGTACTGTAGCTTGCCCACTCATAATCCACCGGTGGATTAATTTTAACCTTAAAAGCGTCAAGAGCTAACTTTTTAGCTTCATGAAATTCGACAAGTGGTTGTTGTGCTTTTTGAATCTTTGCAAGATTTCCTTTCTTAACCTCTTTCAATTGTTCAGCATTATATGACAGATTCAACTTCATGTTCTCTGGAGCATAAATGTTCACGAGGTTGATTGCACTGTAGTCAATGACTGGACTTGTATGTTGTGCTTCCCATTCCGCGCAGAAATCACCAACAAGCTTCTGTGCTTCTAAACTCTTAACAAGTTCTTGTTCCTTCAAAACTTTGAATTCTTCAGCTTCTTCACGAGTGTAAGCTACTGCAATAACTTCTGTTGTATTGTCATATTCATCACCGACAAATTTTATAATGCCAAACATCGTCTTCGTCATAATTAAATCTCGATAATTTTGTAGTGTTTGAAAAATTCATCATTTGGAATGTCTCGTGTATCAACAGTATTATTCCATTTGAAACGCACACGCATAGTTCCTTTATTGAAATGAACTGTTAATACTTCTGCTTCTACATCAGCAGAAGTATAATAGTCATCCATGTTGGAAACATTACTGGGATGATTGTTACCAAAAGAATCTTTTACCCAGGAAGGTTTCCAATCTGGGTTTTGAAGATTCTTAATATGAATTTTGATTTTGGGTAAATCAGTCATTGTTTGACTCCGTTGTGACAACATCACCATTCACTTTTACTGTGCAGGTTGTGGATGAAAAAGCAACAAAAACGAATAGTGCTAGGATGAATATCCATTTGGTACGTTTGTTGGTCAATTTCTTTTCTTCAACGATTTGACCAAGAGGACGTTCTTTGAGGGCCAATTGACGCAAATCATAATGTGTGAATTGCAATTTGTTAATTGAATATGTTGCACGAGTATTCAAATATGTTCCATCTGGGTGTTTATTGAAACGTACAACTCGATCTGCTTCCAAATCAAACCCATACCCATTGAGTTCTGTAGTTGTGAATTTAATTGACGTCATTATTGACTTCCATCAGTGTAGCCCATATCAAAGGCATATTTTATAGCATCACGGATCATTTGCTCGGTGACTACCATTCCAGGTTTAAAACCTATCCATTTAAGAATTGATTGCACATCATGTTCACGCATATTAAAGCTCAAACTTTCTGATTATTTTTTCGGTGACTGCCAGAGCACCTTGTGCTTTATTCAGTTCATCATTATCGACAGCTTCACTCACTACATCCAATCCAATCAACGTGCAATGTCTGATAGTTGTTAGAATGAGCCAATGATTTTCGGTGAGTCCTTCTGGACGTTTGTCTCTAGTCGCCCATGCATCAAGATCAATAGCCCTAATCAGATCATTGTTCATTTCAACTCCCAAACTTCACATGCCAATCTTTTTGCAGTTGCCCGACGTGAACGCTTTACTCGAAGCTTATATCGAAAATCTTCGTCACCTCGAGGAGAGGTGGTAGATTTACTAGCATTAGCAAGTGCAATGCGATTCTCTTTCACTGCACGAATTTGTTCTTCAGTCATTCCAGACTTCTGCATCATCTGGGTTAACAGAACTCGTTCAGCCTTGTTTGGGTAGTGAGGAGCATTAGGGCCAAGTGGTTTACCGACCTTACGATCGGATACATACTCTTGACGTTCTTCATGCCAATGTTCTTCATAAATGCTCATCAGAAATCCTTCATCATTTTAGATAAATTAATTATATCACACAATTAATCAGTTATGAAAATAAATGCATCTCTTTTGAGATATAACCATAATCCACAGTTTCAACAACTGAACGTTCGACTGGTCCAGTCGGTCTAAATTTTTCTGGAATCTTCAATGCTTGTTCCATTGTAAGATCAACCATTTTTGTAGATCGCTTAAGAAATGTTCCGTGTCTAAAAAATCCTGGTTGCAATTCCCATGGATTTCCGGCTTCTCTAAGCATTTTCTTTTTAGCTTCAGAACCAACACCTTGAAGTGCTGTGTGAGAAAAATGTGCTTGAGCTGCCATCGAGATACTATTTTTTATGGCATCGCCTTGCCTCCATAGAAAATTGGCATGTACATCTTGGATAGTATCAACATTCCAAACTCGACAATCAAATACTGCAATTTCATTTGCTTTTTCTTCAATATATGATGCGAGATACTTTGAGAAAAATGCTGAAGCCAATCCGCTTAATACTGAACACAACTTTTGATACTTACCATCAAACATGTAAGTTGAGTCAATGTTTTCTGGGGTATTGTTCCAATACAGAGAAATTTCATCTGACTGAGTATACCCAAGTTTCGCATGAGTTTGTTCTATCAAAAATTTAGTAGTGTCAAACATGAGTTGACTCATTCTGATATCGTAAGGACGAGCAAGTCCACGTGTAAATGTGTGGAAGCTTCTGCCATCCAAACGAGCCATTAATGGTTTAAATGGATCAGCCTTCCGCCCAGCTTCAAGCTGCTCAACTGCTTTTAATGTATCGCCAATGCTATCTTTGTTCATTCTTGCTCCCAATCAAGTTTAATTTCTTCAACATATTCTTTACCGAGGAAAATCGTAAAATCGATTGGTGGTAAAGAAGCAATATCGCCTTCAAAGTTATACGAAAGAGTGATATGTGGGTTGTAAACCGGATAGTCGTATGTTGCTGGGTGTTCAGCCATCAAAGTGTTGTGACGCTTGACAACATCAGGAGCATTTAGTAGAGCAACCAATACGGTATCTCCATGATCACCTGAGAACAATTCATACCCTTTAAATTCGCAACGGTAAATAATACCAGGATATGCAAACAGTTTTGGACAATGAACTCGACTATAAATCAGCGTGGTGTGTAGACGCTGTTCAAACATTTGCTTTTTGACAGGGATGTTATTATCAATGCAGTGTTGATAAATATTATCAGTAGAATCACCCAAAACCCGAAGACCAACGTATGTACCTTTTTTCATCATATCTCTTTCTTTAAAGATATAATTTTAACTTAAAAAGGTATTTTATAAAACTTTATTTGTCTTCTGCTTTCTTGAATGGAACAGCTGAATCATCTGAACCTGATGCACCATATTTTGCCATTATGAACTTTGAATATCCATCAATTGATGCTACGTAGGTCAAGTAGATGGCAAAGATTTCAGTTGATAATTCTTTTGTGAGTGTAAGTTTGATAATAACCCAGGTACCAACAACACCACCAAGTAATTGAAGAAGTTTAGTAGTTGAAACTTTTGTACCATCTCTCGTGATCATGTCTGACCACTGTAACGTGTTATTCTTCTGTCCCCTAAAAATGGCAATGACCAGCGCACCAATAAAAATTAGAATTGATACTGCATATGCATTAATTTGGTAACCGAAAATTTCAATCATGCTGTTCATAAACTGCTGCCCACTGTAATTACTCTACTGACTTTTAATGGGAGAAGTCATTTGCCCTCTTAGTTATTTTATGAATTTATTTATAGCAGAAACAATTTCGGGTACTAAAAATTAGTACCCGAAATATTAGAACGACATTTGATTACCAGACTATTTCTTCTTTTGATATTTTTCTTAATACTGCATTTACTGCAGATAAGATAATCAATTGAAATTCAGCAGGTATAAAGAAACCAAATTTGAGTTGGATTCCTACTGCTGCAGTAGCTAATATATTTGCCCAAATAGTCTTAGACAGATACCACTTTTTACCAGATAATTCAGCGGTTACGATTTCAGTTGTAATAGACATACCATTTTCCTTTGTAAAGTTTTGGTATGTCTATTTATGTGATTAGAACACTAATTCACAAACTCCACCTGCACAACCGGCTGCTGCCATTGTATCTACATCAACGTATTGTTGAGCTTGAAGTTCAGTTGAAAAGTCAATTGGCTTCATGGTGCGTTTGATGTTTGCCCATTTGTGGAGATTGTAACAGTCCTTTACACAAGCTGTCATCTTATCATGATCACCACCAAAGAAGTTCTTTGTGAATTTCGTTGCTCTACGGATCCAATCTCGCTTCAACAAGTCTTCTGATTCTTCGCTTAATTTCAAACCTGTACCATTGAGTGTGTCACATGCCAACCAGAGGTTTTCATTGAATGCACGTAATGCTTCAACAATAAGACCAGAAGCAAACAATGAACCTTCACCATGTTTTTCAACAATTTCTTCATAGGTTAATACTTCGGTAAATGGTGCTTGAGCATAAGCTTTATCACCGGAGAATGGCATCAAGGAAACACCTGCGAAGAATTTACGATTGTCAAATAGGTACTGTTCAACTTCATCCCAATCATCAACGGTGATTGTGTTACTTACGTTGTGACGAAGTCTCTTATCTACGCAAAGATCAACATCAGTGCCGTATTCAATCCAGTATTGTTGAGCAAGTTTAACAAATTCTAACTGTTTAACACCCAACAAATCCTTACCATAAATTGAACCAGGGATAGTTTCAATAGGGAATGCTACTAAAACGTCTGTACCATTTGAACTCCATACAGATTTTTCAACCATTTTAGGATTGATTCTCATAAAGTGTTGAGCAACTTCATCATTAATGTTCATCGTCACGTGGCGAACATAACGCTTAGCATGTTGACCGTGAATACCAGAAGCAGTTTCTAACAAAGTAGAAGCATTACCAGAAGGTTTAACAACTGTTGTTCTAGCAGCAGGGTTGATACCGATCAATGCAGCAATTTCTCTATTGACTTGTTTGATAAGTGTAGCACCATCAATCATATTCTGTTTATTGAATAGAACGTCTGGGTTATTCATCCAACCAGTAATAGAACATCCAATCAAAGATTCACGTTCAGTAATTTTCTTGGTTGCTGGTGTAAGGTATTTGAAGTTTGTGTAACCAGCTTGGATTGTTCCCAAGATAGCTGAAGCTCGGCAAGCTCTCAAAAAGATTTCGCGAGTTGAACATTTACCACCATTTGTTTCTGTCAAGTTACAAAATTGGAATCCAGATTCACCATCTTCTGTCTTAGGCAACATTCCAACTTCAACACATGGATTAAACATGAACTCATCTGAGTCAGAGAAGATAAATCCTGGCTCGCCAGAATCCTTAACCGTCTTCATGATTGCAGCCCATTCTTCACGTGTGATGTCATCACGGATAATAAGTGCAGAGTTATTTGAACGACCACGTTGAGGCTGAGTCACTCTCCAATTTCCAGTTTTAGCATTGAGCATGTCTTTGTCATCTTTGTCAAAGATACAAATTGTTGCTGAACGTCTAACACCACCAGATAGAACTGCATCACTCATGTGCATTACGAAGTCGTATGCTGTGATTGAGTTAATCTTCATGATTGGGGCATCATCAAGAAGCGTTTCCAACAAATCTTCACATTTGACTAATGCTTTACGGAGACCATCTGGACCAGGTGCTTTAAATCCACCAGAAATCTTTGATCCTTCTGGACGAATTTTAGTGAAGTCAAATCGTATTTGTGCACCACGATATTCTGGATGAGTAGCACCTTCAGTGAAATATGAACTCAACAATACGGCAAATGCATCTGACCAACCTTCAATTGAATCTGGAATTTGGAACACTTTTGCTTTCTTTTGAGAACGTCTAGCAATGGTTGGCAACTTGGTAATGTACTTCTTACCAACAGAAAAACCAACTCCAACTCCTGACAACATCAAATACATACATTCATTAAAGAATGCTGGACGATCTGCATAAGAAACGGAACAGTTATACATTCTACTTTCATGCTTGAAAATCTGTTCACCACCGAATTGAAGAGCACGTTGTGCACCCAAAACCAATTTTTCCTTATATGCTTCTTCAGCAAACAACATTGCTTCATCAAGTGCAGGACTCATAACTGCAGCATATTTCTGTCTGTGCATCGCCATAACACGGGAAACCGCTTCTTCCCAAGTTTCATAACCACCTTTTACTTCATCCCATCGGGAATATCCCATATAGAACTTTGATTCTGCCATCATTGAACTACCATTTATTATTTTCTCTGTCATAATTACCTCTGTTATAGTTTGTCAATTTCCAGAGTATAGAAAACCCGCATCGTTAACACGATTTTAAGAGTACTCTATTTTCTAGAAGGTTTAAATTTTAGATAACGCGTAGGATGTAATGTTGTTAATCCTATTTGTCCATCCTTTCAAAAACACTTTTTGGGATGGTTTATTTGCAACAATATCATTGTAGAATTTTAATCTCAATGCTGATATTGCTTCAACTATCTCTTTCTGATTTTTTATAGATATAGTATTTAATGTTACTGGTCCGATACTTCCATCAGCGGTTACACCAACTGATGTTTGAAGAAACTTGTTAGCTCTTCCAACACCGTGGTTAACACAACCATCAAAATGAATTGCCGAAACAGCAGCACTTAATTTATCACACTTACCAGGAATCCAATATCTGTCAAAGTAAACCTGCATGGCCTGTTCCATTGTCAGATTGGTTATATCCAAATCAGGATTAGCATTTTTTGCTACACCGAATTTAGTCTCACCACCAGTATCTTGCTTTATATTTACATACCCCACCTTCTTCTTTTGTTCAGGGGTTGTAATTGAACCTGCGATAACATCTGGATCTTTAGGATTCCATAATGGACCCACTTCATCTAGCATTAAGTGGTTGAATGCGTCTGTATATTCTTTACTAAAATCAGTCATAATAATCTACCTCGTTAAGATAGATTATTTATTCCCTAACCGGTTATTACACAGAAACCAGGTTTACCAAGAGAAGATGTCTCCGATAACTTTTCCATTCAGATGTTTATGCAGATCATGTGGCCCTATAACTACTGAAAGCAGGTTAGGAGTTGTCATTGATACGATAGGAGCAGGACCAACAGGATGAACCAAAGCTGTTCCTTTATTGATCATTGGATGTACAAGTGACATCTTTTCAACATAATCAATTACCATAATGTCAAGAGTTCTAAGCTTCATTTCACTAGGTGAAAAGCTAAAAGCTAGATGTTGAGTGGTTGCACAGGATTGAATTGGTACTGTATCAATCTGATACGTTTCACGTTCAGTTACTAGAATGCTCCATGTTGAAGGAATCCAAAATTCATAGTTGTTGATGCGAACTTTTAATGCTGCACCAGTAGTTTCTTCAAGATATTGAATAGGTTGAAGTGTAAAGTCTGTCATGGGTGCATCAAACATCCAATTATGTTTTACAACGATTGGTGATGTGAGAGAACTTATTATGTAAGTCCGGCCATAGTCTGGAAGTATATCCATTTTTAAAAAATCTCCATAAATAAGATAAGGTTGATTGTAAAGGAAATAAAAATGTTTAATGAATCAAAATACACAAAATATTATTTTAATATAATTGAGCGAGCAAAAATTAGAAATAAACCTTGCTTAGCTGAAAAACATCACATAATACCCAAAAGCATGGGTGGTACTGAAACTGTCTATTTAACAATGAGAGAACATTTTATTTGTCATTTGCTTTTGGTAAGAATGTTAGTGGGTGATAATCAGAGGAAAATGTTGTGGGCATTACATAGAATGCTATTCAGTAAAAATGATAAACAGCAGAGATATATTCCATCATCGAGGACATATGAAACATTTAGAACACGTTTCGTAAAGATGCTATCGGTACCCAAATCTGAATTACATAGACAAAAACTTGCAGACCACTTAACAATGATGAACAAAGATCCATCGATGAAAGCTAGACGTCTTCAAACAAAGATTGATAATAATACCCTAATGCATTCAGAAGAGACAAAATCAAAAATATCTTCAACTGTCAAAGCATCAATGTCAGCACCGGAAATAATCGAAAAAATGAAAATATCAAGTGCTAAGAGATGGGCAAATAATAACGAAAGACAGAAAATAGCTGATAAAAATTCAAAAACCTTTACGTTAACACACAGACTAACAGGAGAATCAACTACTGTAACAAATCTTGCTAAATATTGTAGGGATAACAGTGTCAGTTATGGGAAAGTACAAGTAGATTTTATTGTAACCCGACTAAATTAATTCATAATCTAACTTTCTAATGTAGTTATATGTCTAAATGATATCCTGTGCACAAAAATGATCTTAAGTTTCTCAATTCACACCATCTATAAAAACCTAACACAAATTCATACATTTCACGTTCATCATTTTTATCAAGGTTAAAATCTATTGCTACATCTAAACTCACCAACTCATTTATATCAATTGAAAATTCTCTGTTTATGTTTTGAGACACAATCAAAAACTTTTCACTCATATCCTTGAAAAAAGCATCCACTTGTTCTTTGATACTTTTTGGGTCTTCTCCAGGGGTCAATTCAGATGACGTTGGACACATCTGTAACTCCTGTGCGGGACCTATAATCTTTATCATACGGGTCTTTGATTCTGAGTCTAAAAATCCAATCATGTTAAATATTTCTAGTTTAGTCATTTTATTCTCCTATGCTTTTCTTAAGTGCAACATTGACAACAAATGCATCAATATCAAAATTCATCTTTTTTGCTCTGGATAATACCATGCCAACTAATGAATTTAATACTTTATCATTTCCATTTTTGTATTGTTCTATAATTTTTGTTGAAGAGTTAAGAACATCTCTGATAATTTCACCAAGTTCATTTGGAACTTTTACACTATCTGCACGTTTAGATAATGTTTCCTTCTTATCTTTTTCTAGCTTTTCATTTATCTCTTTTTGTTTTTCGTTCAAAAGTTTGACAAATGGATTTAAAATTTCAGCTTTGTTAAAAGTTCCATCAAGTAAATCTTTCAAGAAATATTCATACCTCTTGACTTCACCGTCTACTTTTATCTCCATCCAAAATTTAGTGCCTCTACCTGATTCACCTTTTGGATCATTGTCTAGTGTTCCTGAAGTTATATCAATCATCATTTCCCCTTAATCTTCAGTTTAATCGTTTTCAGAATTGGATACTTTGCTTCTTTATACCACTTGCATCTGTCTTTGAAATGTTTCACTGCCCATTTCAATTTTGAATAGACATCAATAACAATAACTTCTGTCTTATCATGTCCCAATCTAAGTGAACGACCAACAGATTGAATTGCTTTAATGAAGCTCTTACCTGGATCAATAAGCATCAAACAGAAAATTCTATCAATTGAAATACCAGTAGAAGCGATACCAACAGAAGCAATAACAATCAAATCATTGTTATCTTCGAACATTTGGTAATGTTCTTTTCTCAAATCTTTTGCTGAATTACCATATAAGAACACTGCACCCTTGATAAGTGATGCCAGTTTTTGACCGAAAGGAATGGAATTCACTAGAACGAGTGTGTTTCCTTTCTCTGCGCACTTGGAAATGATCAAATCTGCAATCATTTCCATTCTAGGTAAACTTTTCGACAAAAACGCTTTTTCTGCAGAATAATCTACGAATTCTTCTTCGATATTTTGTTCTATCAATTCAACAGGTTGAATTTCTACTCTAGCAAGATAACCATTTTCAATTAACCATGCTGCAGTAATCTCTCTAAGAACTGAACCAACTGAAACATGAAGAGACATTTTTTCTACTTCAGGTTTAGGGTACGTTCCTGTTACACCGAACCTAAACGCAATATGTTTACCATCTTCATTTAGAAGTTTCTTGGCTACAGTTGATTTGGCTCCATGAAATTCATCCCAAATAACAACTTGAAAATCTTTTAAGATTCCAGGATTATATTGGATAGCTTGCCATGTAGCAACGATGTTTCCATGATCTAAATCTTTATCGGATCCAGAATATAAACCAACATCCATTCCAAGCATCTCATACCATTCAGCTGTTTGATCAACTAAATCAGAAGAAGGAACGATCGTGATAACCTTGTAACCAATTTGAGAATAAAGATGTGATAGAGTTGCAGTGACTGATGTTTTACCCATACCAGTACCACCAATGATGGTACCAGAACCGGCTTCAATAGCATCTTGAACACATTGGAGTTGGTATGGTCGAAGTTTGAATTGCTTGTTACCAAGCATGACATCTCCGAAAACATCTAGACCTTCTGCCTCAGTGGCGATACCATCTTTGTCAACCTTTGTTATCTTTCCTGGAATTTTGGGAGATTTGAACTGTTGTCGATTGTCAACCAACTCAATATCATATCCCCATTCTTCCAGCATTGGTAGAATTTCATCAAGTAAACGAGTTGATGTTTTACCAGTCTTTTCAAAGAATCGAATAAATCCGTCCCACCTCCCAAGCTTATAGTGTGGCATGAAAAAATAACCTTCTGGATGTATTGCAAATTTCTTATAAAGAATTTCAATATGATTTGGTGTGAGTCCGTTAGTTTGGCACCAAACTTCATCGAGTATTATTAAAGTACATTTCATTTTTGTTAATTAATTGAGCCGTGTTATAAATAAGATAGATTAATAGGAGAATAATATGTATTATGTTTATGGGTATTTCAATCCACTTAAAATATCATTGCTTTCAGATATAGGGTTTGAACCCTTTTATATTGGTAAAGGAAAAAATAATAGAGCTATATTTCACATGTTTGAATCACATTTAATTAAAGATACTAATAAACATAAAGTAAACATCATAAGAAAAATAAAATCAGCTAACCTTGAACCCATAATTAAAATATTGTCTACATTTGAGAATGAAGATCAAGCCTTCACAGAAGAAAAAAGACTAATAGCCGTTTATGGTAGAAGTGATTTAGGATTGGGACCATTATCAAATTTAACAGATGGTGGAGAAGGTTCTTCTAATAAAATATTTTCAAATGAATATCGTAAAAAATTAAGTGAAGGAACGAAGCGTGCAATAAAAGAAGGTAAATTAAATTCCAACTTAGAAGCATTTAAAAATTCAGCAAAGGGTAAAAAACAATCAGCCGAACATATAACTAATAGAAATGAATCAAGAAAAGGTTTTTTATATTCCAAAGAATCAAAAGCTAAGATGTCTGTTTCTCAACAATTAATACGTCAAACACCCGAATGGAAAGAAAAAGCATCTAATGCACAAAAAGGAAAAATTCATAGTTTAGAGCATATTGAAAAATCTATCATTAATAATCCTAGAGTACATCCTATTGAATATTTAGGAATAAAATATAGAAGTTTAAATTATGCAGTAACAATTACAAAAACAAACATTCACAAAATTAAAAAAGATCCTTCTTTTAAAATGTTGTAATAACAATTATAGACTTATTTTTATACGGTGAAATCTGGATTCAGACTACAGTAAAATGTCTCATTAGGTTGTTCTCTAAAAGGTATTTAGTCACATTGATCATCCAAGAAGTACTATTACCAACTGTAATAAATAAAATTGTAAGTTTAGATAGTTCGAAAGGTGTTATATCTTCTAGTGGAGTAAATTTATAATTATTTTTGGAATTACCACATTGCAAAGTGATGACTGGGGTAAAAAATTGTGGAGCAATAATAAAAGTTTCTGTTGGACTAAATTTATCATTCATAGTATTGTCTCCTGTAATTCAGCAATTCTAATTTTAGTAATATGACCGACCATCCAGCCTAGATTTTTGATCGCTTCAACGATTGCCAAAGTGTTATTTTTTAGGAGTGTTACCTCAATAATAATTTGATTCAAATCAACAATTTCTTTTTCACTATTAATGTATGCTTGAATATCTCGTGTTGATAATGTACGCTGATATCCTTCTAAATACTTTTTCCAAAGTTTACCGATTCGTTTTTCTTTGATGTTGTTGATCCATTCTTCTAATGCTTTCAGTTCTTGATAAGACTGATCATAAGAAGCTTGGTGGGCAGGGAGAGTGCGAGCAACTTCTTCAAGGCGTCTTCCATCCAACTTAAAGATTTGCTCTGATGCAGCAATCTTCTTTTCATATCTTGGAAGTAGAGGAATAATTTCCTCTAACTTATCTTCATCTAGTGTAAGTATAAAGCTCATTTTGTGATTTCAAAATTGTCAGTTTCGTAGTTAAAATTTATCGACTTTTCCTTCAATCCAGTGAAGGTTTGCATGTCAGTTGAAACGTAAGGGTTGTTACAAATAATAACACTATCGTCTGAATCTGAAGCATAGAGAAAACGAAACTCCAAACTACCAACACTATCAAATATTATTTTGATACAGATGCATTGGTGTTTGGAAATTAGTTTTTTGATTTTTGCTCTAGCAGTAAATGTTAGAAAATCACTCATTGAAGATTTTAATCTTCTACTGCGACTGGTTCAGGAGTCGTGCTCAACTGTTCAATAACTTCCTTCACTTTATTTTGAAGTTTGCGTGTTGAGCTAAAAACTTCTCTGTACGTGGTTTCAAGACCATCACCAGTCAACACTGGGTATGTCAAAATAAATCCACCTGTTACGACTTCAATACTCAAGCTATGCCCGTAATTATTTTCTGTATTCATACTGTTTCTCCTAGTTCAAGTTCATCTTCGACAACTTCAGCAGACATTTCTACTGGGTTGCACTTTGGGTGTTCAAATAATCTTTCACAGATCGTTTCATTGATTTCCTTAGGCTTGAATTTCAAGCTCGTACCATCTGGAAAATCACAACGTACTGAGTGACCATCTTTCACTAACACTTGCATATCCATAAGCATATCAACAAGACCACTGAATGGGCTCATTCCTGAACTATATGGAACTTCAAGTTCGATTTTGGTACCGAGTTTAGCAAATCTAGACTTGTAGGTTTCGAATCGCATTCTGACACCAATAACTTCAGATTCATCTTTCAATTTCAATTTGGTGATTAGACCGATAATTGAACAAGAGAACTTGGTGCTGTTTGTAATAGCCCAGGCTCCATCACCTAACATGATGTCTTGTGGATAAACGTGATCTGTACAGATACCTGCTACTGGCAATCTAGCAATTTGTCCAACCAACATACGTAACATACTCTTATTACGTTTTGCTCTAATACCTTGGTCAGACTTGATAGTTCCGTCCTTAGCATAGTTATCAAATTCTGTTGTTGTGCTCAACATAGCCAATGAATCTATGACCAACAAAACAGGTGGAGAATCTGGATTATTCTTACCATAAGTTTTGATGTAGTTGCTGAAGAAGTCTGAACAGATTCTGTTAACGTCTTCAATTGTAGTGACTTGGAAATAAGTCAACTTTTCTTCACTTGTATCAATACCGATTTTGGTCAAATATTCAGTGTCGATAGCATTTTCAGAATCGAGAACCAACAAATGAAAACCTAAATCTTGTGCACTCTTCATACAATTAGAAGAGATGAAACTCTTACCACTGCCAGATGGGCCAGCGAATAGAGTTAATCGACCAAGAGGAATTCCCTTTTTAAAACTACCACTCAATGCTCGATTAAGTGCAAAGTTTCCTGTAGAAATCCAACTTGATGGACCGCCTAACCCACTATTAATAGTGTCTACTTTGGCTATGCTTTTCTTAAAATCTTTTAGAAAAGATAATGATGCTGCCATATTGTTCTCCTAGAGATGTGAATGGGAAATGTAGAATATACTATTTCAATATCCTAACATTTCCCTTATCGATGCTTACTCGGTTGCTTTAGCTTTTGCTCTTGCGCGGAGTTGTTCTAGAACAGACATTGATTTTGTTGCTGTTGAACTAGATTCTTGTGCTGCTGGTTCCTTTTCAGCTTCAGCGACTGGTTCCTTTGCGGCCTCAGGCTTTTTAGTAGCTGTTGGGGTAGGAGCAGGAGTGTCATCATCATGGTCATCAGGAGCTGCATCATTGAATGCTTTTCCTGTTTGATCAGCAACCAACATTGCTTCAACTGTTGCATAATCAAGTTTGGTACCACGGTAATCTGCAAGGTTGAACAAGTTCAACTGAGAGATAATGTCGTCTTCAAGATCAGACATCTTTGGTGCAAAGCTTGAGGTTGTGTACGAAGCGTACTCACCATTCTTTGTCTTCTTGATACGGAAGTTGTATCCACCCATCAATTCATATGGAGGATTTTCAAGGTCACCAGATTGGAATGCTGCTTGGATTTGCTTGAACAATGCTGGACCGAATTCAATCAACTTGACAAGCTGAGCTTGATCGTGTTCAATTGGTGATTCGATAACAATGACTTGACCAATATATGATTTCTTGCGGTAGTATTTCTTACCCATGAGATCATTCTTTTCATCGTAGTACTTACGAGAAAGAGCGCAAATAGGGCAATCTTCACCATGCATTGAAAGGCAAGGAACGACTTTCTTTTGTCCATTGATGTGTAGTTCGTGTTGTAGGCTTTCAACTAAGAAGCCCAAACTGTTTTCTTCATCCAAGTCTGGAAGGAAACGTACAATTGCTGTAGCTCCATCAGCCATTTTCCAGAAAGGATATTTAAGTTTCCAAGATTGGTCACCGCCACCATTTGAAGTGGTCTTTTTATCGAAAGCTGCCTTAAGGGCGTCGAGTTTGGATTTTGTATCGCTCATAAAATTCTCCTAAAATTAAAATAACAAAGATAATAAAAAGTAACAAAATTAAAAGTTACAAGTTACATTTTATTTATAGTTTCCCAACCAGTTTTTAACCAGTTTTTCAACCAATTCGGAACAGCATCAACCCACGTTAAAATACAACGTAGTAGCAATCATCTTTGCTTAATTACATCTTGGGAGAAAGTCTTAAGAATTAAAGACTTCCGAAAATCATCATAACCACGATAGCATTGCACTATCGTTTAAAGTAGAACTATTATACCCCATAAGAGGGGTATAATAAACTGGGAACTGTTAATTCCCTTTAACGTTGATCAATTCATCAACCTCTGTGCCAACAAAGAATTCCTGTTGACGCATGTACATCTCACGAACGATACCTGCTGGAACACATTTATCACCACGAGTCTTCTGACGATCAATAGCAACTTGAAGTGGGACATTAACCTGAACACCGATCACTTTAAAGTTTTTCGATTTCAAATCTTGTACCCAACGAGCACGAGACTTAACAGTCAGATTAGTGTTATCAACAACCACAACATCAGCCTTAAGAGCAGTTGCCCAATGTTCATTCACCCATGAATCAAACTGTTTGGGGTTGTTGTTAGCATACTCAAAAGCTTTCGCATATGTCATTTCTTCATCTGACAGATCCAAACATTTAGTCACCGATTTAAACAGGCTAATTCGGCAATCATCCAGAGAAAAAACCTTGACAGTTTTACCAGGATATTCTTCAAGAAGAGGCTTGATAAAAGTAGATTTACCAGCACCAGAAACACCCGCAACAATATAACCAATCTTGCTCATCTTCAATCCTCAATTTAAAAGAATATTATATCACATTCCCATTAAGGGTGTTTAACAATTTTGCCTTCAACGAAACGGAATCCCAAAGAATCCAATTGACGCATAATTTCTGCTCGCTCATGTGTTAAAGTAATAATCATACGATTAGCATTGTCAAGTCGACTTTCAAAAGCTTCAGCCTTCAATGTTTGATCTGCTAATTGACGATGAAAATATGATTCAATCTCTTTCTCACGGGCAGTAATAAGAATCATACCTTGCTCCATTCTTCAATCCATGTGTCAACTTCCTTTTCATTGTCAGCCTGAGTATCACCACATCGACCATGTTGATCACTCAACAGTAAATCGAGGAATATTCTGTTACCCATCTCACCCTTACGAGAGATCAATCCATCCTTAAGACGTTTACGCTTCATAGCATTCTTCATATCAAAGGGCAAGTGATGCTCGATGATGTAAGCAACAAAATGGACATCATTAACAGACATCCTCAATGCTTCAATAACATCAGGATAGGTATAAGCAAAGTCAATCCAAAGACGGGCTGACAAACCTTCATGACCAGCATATGAACGATATTCACCACGTTCTTCAGAAGTCTTTACGACTTGAGCTGGAGGCTTCCCTGTATCATGAAATCCTATTGCTATTTTCGTAATCAAATTTTGGTGTTCTGTTCTACTATTCAATAGATTAGATTTATACCAATCAAGTGCCATCTCAGTATGAACCCATGTGTTCTGCTCTCTGTGCCACTTACTATTCTCATGTGTATTTTTCATATCTAATGCTAATTGATTAGATGCAAAATTTTTCCAAAATAAATCAAAATTCATATAAATATATCCTATATCAAGGAGAGTGCAAAAATGTTAAATCGTCAATGTCCTAATTGTAGTAATATTATATCATATAAAAATAAACGATGTTTTAATGATGCTACAAAATTAAACAATGTGTGTAAATCTTGTTCAACTAAAAAGATGCATTCAGAAAATCCATCAAAAATGAGTGGTAAAAATAATCCAATGTTTGGTACTAGTTGGAAAGAAGTATGGAAAACAACAATGTCAAAAGAAGAATTTGATTTTAAAATTGAAAAATTAAAATCACAAAAGTCAATTCAGAATAGTGGAATAAACAATCCAATGTTTGGAAAACCATCACCTAATGGTAGTGGACGAGGTAGGGGTGGCATTTGGAAAGGAACACATTTTAGAAGTTTATTAGAATTAGCTTTTCTTGAAAAATATTTTAAAGAACACAATCAACTTCCACTAAGTGCCGAGAGAAAAGAAAAATCTATTAAATTAAAATCTGGAAAAACATATTTTCCAGATTTTGAAGGTCATAATGAAATAATCTATGAAATAAAACCCTCAAGAATGATTCCATTAAATATTGAGAAAATAGAAGCAGGATTAAACCATTATGGAAAAAAATTTAAAATTGTGACAGAAAAAGAACTACCAAATTATAACAATATACATTTGAGATTAAATGAATTCATAGATTTGAAGATGCATAAAGAATAAATCAAATTTGTTTTTCATTTTGGTACTGTTCTATTACTTCAGGTAAATATTTTCGCCATTCTCGAAGATCATTTTTAGTCTTCATTCGGCAGATATGTCTATTATAACCTAAATTCTGTACTGCGTAAATATTTAATAAGAGTTCATTGATCAAAATTGTATAAAATCTTGAACTCTCTTTTGACATGTGCTTGAACATTTACATGTGGATTGTATCACCAATCAATCTATTCAAGGTTTTGAAATCGAGAAGAATCAACTCTGTTGGAAATTTAGCAATTCCATAATCAGCAATTTCTTCTAGTGGAGCCATCCAGTATTCTTGGATTTTGAGTTTTTTGCCCTTGTACCAAGCAGCATAATTCCAATCATCCCATGACAGTTTGAAAATTTCTTCATCAGTTAGTGGAATTTGTTTCCACTGTTTCCAAGACCAACGTGTTTTAGTTCGACATTCTGCCCAAACTTCTTCAGTCTCTTTATCAAAGAATTCTGTTAACTTTTTACGCTTGTCAACAATCAAAGACTTCAACGTAATTGCTGGGATTTTGATATACCCATTTAGATTATCATTCATTTTTTAACCTTCATTTTTGTGAATATTGACAAATTCAATTAGACTATCGATACCTAATGCTGTCCACTTATGTCCTCGTACAATCCATTTACCCGTACCAGGCCAAAAATCTATAAGTGGATAATCATCATTGATAGTGACTATCAAATGTGCACCGAAATTTTTTTCTTCAAAAGAAATATTTGCTAAACAAAGTTCAAGAGCTCCGTTATCTCTACGGATTCTACCTTCAGTTGGCTCAAGCATCTTCATACCGGCACAGAGTCGATTTAAATTTTTACTCATAGTGTTTTTCTGTTAATTCATTATATACCACTTCAAACTGTGGACCAAACAGCGAAGAAGATATTTAGTCCATCCGTGCTTGGGCGTAACATTTTACCCCAGCAGATTTCAACACATCAGCAAATGCACATGCACCAGCAAATTTTGCATCCATCCACTGGGTATGGTTGCCACTTGGGTTGTAAACAACGAATCCGCCCTCATATTCGTCGGTGTGCCCTCGCTTCATTTCCTTCAAAGCTTTCACAAATGTTCCACGTGCTGGTTTAATCCTCACCCAGGCGAATCCACAAGGGTACCATGTTTCAGGATTTTCAGTGATCATTTTTTCAGTTGCGTCTTTAGCAGCTTGAAATGCCTGTTCAATTGTATCCTTGATATACTTAATATCTGTCATATCGATTCCTTATTGGTTTGTAGTTTGTGTTAAGTTCTGTTTCACCGGCTTTAAGAGCTTTTTCAGCAGTGTCAAATGACGGAGGAGAGTTAGTAACACCAACTACACGCTCATATCGTGGTTCACCATCATAGGTAGTTAGCTCGTAGTACCACATTTTACCATGTGGAACAATACGCGAAACAACTGTTCTCATTCTGAAATCCTTTCTGGACACATTGCATAAGCTTCCACAAAAATATCACCAACTTGATTCTTACCAACAACTGCAGCTTTTCGTTCACATGCATATTTTGACTTTGAACCACATTCAGATTTATAAACGGGACATCCTTTATTAGTCCAACTTATCACTTCTGCTTCTTCTTGTTTTATACGTTCATCAGCACCTAATCTTAGATAGTAGAAAACAATCGAAAACACTACCGCACATACACCCAAACCAATGTATCCCCATTTTTCAGTTGGGTCAATAGAGATAGAAATAACAAACCACACAGCACCAATAACACTAAACATAAACAACAGAAACATAAAAAAGTCAAACATTTGAAATCCTTTCAGAATGAAAACCAGCAAGATAACCATATAGAAATGCAATCACCACTGTTGCAGAATTCACCAAATTAAGTGATTCACCGCCTTCACAATAAAAGTTGATCATTTGCCATGGTCCACATCCACCAACATACTTGTAAAGTTCATACGAATAACGAACATCTGATTTGAAACCAAAAGCACGTTTGGTGGTATGTTGACGTTCAATAACCTGCCAATTTTCTGTTGTGAGTTTCCTAATATCATCAAGAACTGAATTCAATTCTTTGTTTGAGGTTGGGATATTCAATTCATTAACACTAAGAAATGTTGTTACGCACATGTATTATGTTCCTCTAAAGCTCTACGAAAAATTAACTCTTGTTTTGAAAAAGCTTGAATTTCCCAAGGAAGATCCAAGTAAGGCATGTCTTTTGAATAATGTTTTCCAGACCAATATCTTTCACCATTGAAGGTACGAAGTTTACCTGATGACATTTGTTTGAAATGGATCATCTCATGTGCTAATGAGAGACCAATATCCAAAACGGGTGCTGTTGATTTGATAACAATCATGACACCGAAAACAAGATCAACACTAATAGCACTTTCTGGACAATCTTTTTCAAGTGAAATCACCAATGGAGTCTTGCAACGTTCAAGTCTTAATTGACGAATGATTGAAGGCATAATAGCCCTCAAAAATTTATAGCGTAACCCCCGTCCGATGATTTCGTATTCCACGATAATCTTTCAGTCGTTGAAAATAACAACGGTGAGACCGATGAGACCGGGATTTTTACTAACCAACAGTGGACTAGGAACAAACGTCCAAGTCAAAATGTCACCATCAAACTTCTGAACGGATTCCAGAATAAAATAAACAGTTCGATTGGTTTTTGCAGAGGTTAAACCAAAACCTAAGTCCATTGAATCATTCCACAATTGACGGAGAACTTGTGGAACATCAGTGATGTCAGCATAGAAAGTCTTAGTGTCTCTGTTCCACGAAAACTGTCTAGAAGAATAAATTGTTCCGATAACATTGTTCATTTTCAACTTTCACCAATATTTTAAAGATGAGTTATTATAACCTATAACCTGATAAATATCAATCCCGTTTTGGAAATATTTTTAGGACATCTTGTTTTCGCATCTTGCCAGCGCGGCCAGCTTTTGACCAATCATATTCCTCACCAGAGGGAAGTTTACCATCTTCAACAGATGACACGCCCGTCTTCCCGATGCTAGAACTATTTTGACTTGCCATCGACACGTAACTGTTTTCGCTATTCTTTCGCAACTCGTCCATCAGCTTAAGAGCTAACGTCATGTTTTCAGAATAAAAATGTCGTGATCGAGTTACACAATCACCGTCAATCCAAAACACCATAAATCCATCATTCATCAACTTCACCTTTTACTTCATCCACTGCAACTTCATTGACTGGCTGTTTTTCAAAATTGAAAATTTGCACAATCTGATCTTCAGATAATCCGTTACTAGAACAGACCCTCTTTGCTTTTTCCTTGTTCATAAAGAATTCAGCAAAGAACTCATCGGGGTTTTTACGAATTAGATATCCTACAAATTTGAACATTTTTATCCTCTCATTAAGAGAATATATTATATCACAGTTTTGTGAATTTAAACAATCATGAATGGCATTGGTTCACCATCAAATTGATCAGCATTTTCTTCTGGTAAAATATCAGAATCTGGATCAACTGATTCATAAACTAATTTTCTTGCAGCATCATCATATGAAGCTACTCGTGCTAACACTTTCATAACAACTGCCATTGCCATGATCGCATCATCTGTACAACCAGCTTTAGCTTGGTAGGTATTATTAGTTGCAACGAAGTTCTGTAATTCAAATAGTAATGCAGCAGAATTAATTTTGATACCGCCACTTCCTCTTTCTAATAAATTCTTAAGTTGCATACATGCTAGAAGTTTAGATTTTCCAGTTGTATAACAGCCAAGTCTATCATTTGAACGGCTTTCATTGAACAATTCTACACCATCAAGGTAAATACCACCGTCAGCTGAATCATCATTCTGAATCATCGCAACCAATGCTTCACCGATACCATTACGTTCAAATGACCAAATGATTTCAGCTTTACCCCTATTAGCATCGGGTTGACGCAACAGTTTAAACAACCATTTTAATTTCGCATAAATTAATGGTATGTGAACCGTGTTGCTTCTAAATTCTGCTACTTGTTCCATCGATGGATATTCGATAACTTGGATAACTGTAAAGTCCTTACCATTACCAGTAGCAGGGTCAACACCGATCAAGTATGATTTTCCTCTACCACCAAGATTTTCTTTCCAGAAACTGAACCCCATGTTCTGTGTAATAGGAGGAGTAGATTTAATATACGAAAGTTTCAATGAATCCATCAACAATGCATCTGATGAAATGAACTCACATAAAACTTCTTGTCGTAAACCGATTTCACCCAATTCACCACGCATCTGTTTGATGTAATCTTCTTTTCTATCTGGATGTAAATGCCAAGGGAAGAATACTGGTTTGAAATTATTCTCACCAGAATTTGCGCCTCTCCAAAGAGTAGAATATAAATCCGTATCACCATTAGGTGTTGAAGAAATAATAGCAGATCCACCAGTAGAAAGAGTTGGAGACAATGATCTCCACATTTCAGTCTGAATACGAGGTGAAATAAAAGCTAATTCGTCAAGATACAACTTTGATATTGAGAGACCACGACCGGTTTTTTCTGTTGTTGCTTCAGATTTTATTCTTGAACCATTATCAAATTCAATATTGTGCTTGTTGTAGTATTTGCACCCTGCTTTCAGCCAATGTGGTAATTCTTCATATGCAAATCGTATACGATCCATAATTTCCATAGCATGGCTGTTATTTTTAGAAGCAATAATGTCTGTTTGATCTCTATGAAACATTGCATGCCATAACAAAAACATGGAAATAGTTTGCGTCTTTCCCATCTGACGGGAAATAAGTGCAATAACTCTAGTATTTTCCTGACAACTTCTTATGAGTTCTTCTTGGAATGGATAAAGATCAAATAAGATTTTACCGCGTGTTGGATGTTGAAGCCAGACATAATTTCTAATGAAATATACTGGATCATTTTGACATTTAATTAATTCTTGAATAAGCTCTGGAGTATATTCAGATTCAGTAAATGCGCGTTTAATTAGTTCATTGCCTGCCATTTTTATCCTTTCGTATTACAGGATAACGTACGTACGTTTTAATAACCTGATAAAATATTTATAGGTTACTAGCAGGACAAAAACAGGTTACAGAACCCTAGATTTTGGAATTTTAATTTTCTGTGCGAACTCAATGTTGCGTCTTATAGTGACATGACGTAAAAGTTCTTTTCTTAGAAATTGAATTTGTGATTGAGTTGGTTCAAATTTATCTTCAGTCCTACATCTACTAACTTCAGTCTGAACCATAAATTCGATTACGTCATTATAATGGTTGACCCGCTCTGATGTTAGATTAACAAACATCCTAACAGGTTTATTTTCATCATTGTGATAATTCATGATAAGCTGCTCTAATTTGTTTCCACAAACTCTCTGTCATAATGATACAGTCGCCTTCAACCCATACTTCTGAACTTGAGTGGTGCGGCATTGTTGATGCAGTAACCCATGTGTGTCCGGTTTCATCTGGGCTATAAGCTTTATCAATACTTTCAAGAAAATTATTATGTGGGTATTTATCTGTTCCTTCTTCCCCATAATTCCAGATTTTATTGAATTTTCTACTTAAAGACGGTATTGTATCAACATCTTTATCAAATTTAATAAATGACTCCCATGTATGATCAATCATATTTTCATCAACCATTTCTTCAAAAAATTTATTGATAGTATTTATCTGTCTTCTAACGCCAAAAATATCTATACGAGTATCCCACATATCATCAAGATTAACAAAACCTATTTTAGTATCATCGTATGGAATAATCGCATGTACAATTTCATCACTAAAATCTTCTGCTCTACTTCTTCTAGTAGAAGCAATTAATGATTTGCTTCGTTTTGGGAAATCTTTTCTACTGGGTGTATTGTCTAATATCAATGTATAGAAATTACTAGTGTTCTGACTCTTTCGTGTTGACAGTCTCGTGTCTAAAGAAACAACTCCAGTGTCAGATAATACTTGAGTTAATTTTCTATCACTTCTGTAAATTGGTCTGTTCTCATGAAGCATCCATAGAGCATTTTTGCAATGTGCATTGAGTAATCTTATAGCCTTATCAACAACAATAGTTTGATATTTTGGTTCTGAATCAACGGGCCTTTCTTGTAGGAACTGTTTAAAATTAAGCATTTAAATCCTCACGCATTTGGTTCCATACGGATGGCGCAATCATTAATATTTTTCCACCTATCCACACCTCACTAGGTGTGCCATCATATTCATAGTTTGCTGGGGTGAAATGTTCTGGTCCAATTTTTCTATAATCATATGCACGTTTTATTTCTTCTAAAAATGAATATCTATATGATTCTGCATCATAAATTTTCAATTCTTTAAGGAAAAAAGAAAAATTCTCAAAAGCTTCTTCATCATCATTTTTCAATTTTTTATCAAATTCAACAAATGAATCCCATGAAACATCAGACAATTTTAATTCCCTAAAATATCCATTTATGGAAGATATTCTACGAGACTTTCCAAAAAAATCTATTGATAAATCCCAAAAATCCTCTCTTCCCACGTAACCTATTTTAGCATCATTAAACGGAACAACAACAAAATAATTATAGTCATCAAAATAACCTGCTGTGACTGCGCTAGTTGAACAAATGAATGAACGTGATCTTTTAGGATAGTCTTTATTAACCGGATTATTATCTAATAGTACGGTGTAATAATTAGAAGTGTTTTGACTTTTTCTTAATGTTGCAGAAGTATCAACGGTGAAAGCATCAGCATTTTTAAAGCGCACGCCTTTATCTCCTCTATAAAAAGGAGTATTATTTTTAAGCATCCACATTGATTCACTACAGTGAGTTTTCATGATAGTAAGAATGTCATCCTCAACTTCACTATAATTTGGTTCTGAATCTATTGCGCGTTCATGGAGGAACTGTTTAAAATTAAGCATTAAATTTTTCTCTTATTTTATTCCACATATCTACTGTCATTAATAGAACTCTACCTCCAACCCAAACTTCAGAGTTTTTAGAGTAACTTTTTATAGATGAAGTGTTTCCTTTTATGAATCCTGTTGAGCTTGGTGCATATCCTTTATTTATTTCTTCAATGAAAGAACGTTTGAATTGTTGTGCTTTAATTTCACCAAATGCATTTTTAAAATCTTCAAATGCCGCTGATTCATCATTTTTTAATGCCTTATCAAAATTAATGAAAGATTCCCAATTCGTGTCAGATAATCCAATATCTTCATAAGAATCATTTACATCAGCTACATCTCTCAATGATCCAAATACTCTTATATTTATGTCCCACATATCTTCACTACCAACAATACCTATTTTCGCATCATCAAATGGGATACACACCATTAATTTTTCATCATTTCCACTAACAAACTTTCTAGCATATCTAAGGTCATTAGACATTATAAATGAACGTGAACGTTTAGGGAATCCATTCATACTTGGAATATTATCAAAAATTAGAGTATAGTAATTAGATGTATTTTGACTGACTCTTTCTGTCTTAGAAGAATCCATTATTCCAAAACCACTATGAATACTTAAATCATGTGCATAACCACCTTTATCACCTCTATAAAAAGGTCTATCCTGTTCTAACATCCAAATAGCATTTTTACAATGTGTGTTTAACGTTTCGACTGCGGCTTCAACATCTAAATGTGTTAACGTTGGGAATTTATCTACAGGTTTTTCATATAAGAAATCCTTAAAAGATAAGCTCTCTTTTAAACCCATCATTTTCTTTGCGATGCCCATTGTCAATGCCCAATATTTAGCATCATTTTCATCCACGTCATATTCTTTTTTGACAATATTACTAGCAACATGCCAGTAATGTTCTGCTTGTCCGAATGAAATTTTTGCTTTCTTCGAAAGATGTTTAAGGGCGGTATCTGGCATATTAACTTCTCTTTAGTTGTTTCCAGATTTCATTTGGCATAGTTAATAGAACTTTTCCAGAAGTATTTTTAATCGCTATCTGTTCATTCTCGTTTAACTCGATTATGAAATCTCCAGCTTTTCCAACTACTTTAGGGAAATCGCTATCTGATGGTCTATCAGATAGCTGCCCGTCATCTTCCTTAAGAGCATTAAGATTTGTTAGTTCACGCAGTAGCATTTTTCTTCCTTATGTAAAATTCATTTCCGCCATGATTTGGAGATTCCACTCTAGCAAATCTACTATTACCATTTGCAAAAATACTAATCAACCATTTACCAGCAGCACTATTGATAAACTTTCGTTGTTCTTCTCTTGCACGATCAAGAGTTGCATCACTTACGGCTGGAATCTTTTCAATGTCGCCACCAAGCAAAGCATGAACATGTGTTTCAACTTCTTGTTTAATTGACATTTCAGATATTACCATTTCGAAACTTAAAGACTTATGTTCTTCCATAAATTTTGAACAAGCTTCTTTGGTACCAGTGTAGAAAACTTTTCTATCATCTTTTCCTGCTAAAACAACTTCCATTATCGCTGGTAATTCTTCTTCAGTGATAGTCACATTTTCTTTAATCAACTTAATATTTTTTGCCTTGACTTGAATAGATTTAGCACCAAAATTTGGTTTGTCAGATTTTTCATCAAAGTCGTAATCAACAGTAAATGTCTTATCATTCTTTGATTCACCGTTTCTTATTTCAGCGATAACACCTTCTTTACCTATTACATGCTTTTCACCAGAAACAATCTTCACCTTTGCCCCAATTTTATAAGGTGAGAAACCTTCTTCAACATTTAAAAGACCTTTTTTCTTTAGGTCTTTAATACGTTGTTGCTGTTGAGGCATTGACATATTAGTTTTGTGGAAGTCACCATTACGTTTGAAGGTTTCAGCATCAGCTTTATCGCCGTGCTCTCTAGACTTATTTAGTTCTTTTTCTTCTGTTTCATCATCATTGTTTTTCTGAGCATCTAGAGCTTTATTAAGATGTCTAGTTGCTTGGAAACCATTGTATGATCCTTTTACTTTGCTAGTAAAATCACCAAAGAAACCTTCAAATATTTCTCCACCATTGCGATCAGTAAACTTTCCTACTTGTTTACGACCGTTGTATGCTTCCCATTGCTTAGAACTAATCTGTTCTACTTCCATATCTGGATACTTTTCTATAAGTTCTTTGAACCATCGATTAAATACATTTTTATAATTTGCAGCATTCCACTCTCCAGCATAATTTACTTCTTCGCTAAGAATTTGGGCTTCAATAAATTTAATTGCCTCTTTATAATTCATGTCTATTCTCCAAATTGTTTTTTCTTAATCTCATCGTATTACTAATTTTTAAACGTGTCTCTTCGGACATAGTTCTACCTTTTCCAGATAAACCAATTTTTAAACGTGTCTCTTCACTTCTAATTTTCCCTCTATTTGATTCTCCGCGCTTTTTATTTGTTTCTTCAGAATATTTTCTTCCTTTTTGTGAAGCACTTTGTTTTATTTTTTCTTCTATTGGTTGAATTCTTCCTATATTTTTCAAAGAAATTTTTAATGCCCTTGCACGTTTTTCTTCTGTTGTTTGATTTTTATATGCTACACTCATATTCTTCCGGGCTTGTTCAGTATGAACTCTCCCCTTATTAAGTGAGGGGGCAAATCCTCCATCTAATCCGTTTTCATCTTTGTGATTTGCCCAATCTGCAGATTCAACAATATTTGCTTCTTTAGAAAAGAATGTTGCAAAATCAACTAATGTTTCTTTATCATAAAATTTTTCTGTCCAAATTGTAGAAAAATTACGGCCATGTAATTTTAAATGATTTTTCCAATGTAAACCTGAACCTAAATATTTATGCGGATCCTTTTGAACAGTTTTTCCGAAATATTTAAGCCCCGTCACATTATGACGTTTAATATAAAGCCAAGTTGGTTTAAAATCAATCATTTAATACATATCCTTTATCAGCGTTTTGTATCCAAACTCCATATGAACGATCTTCACCTGGAACTTCTGCAGAGATAGTATCCTTATCACCTTCCATACGACCTTTGAATCTCATCTTTTTAGCTTGAGCTGGATATGAATTCAAGACCGCTTGTTTCCAATCATCAAAATCTGTAAAGCCTTTTGCTTCTTTAATCTGCTTCTTAACGGTGACAGTAAATTCGGTGTCATTGTGACGCTTAACTGAAAAACCAGCAGCTCTAAGAAGTTTCATTAAATCTGTACCCGCTCCTTGATCCACAGCAGTGAAATCAATTTCGTCTTCGGTACTGTCTTCATCAAAATCGACTGGATAACCACAGATAACGTTTCTTTTACTAGCACTAAAGTGTTTACCACCATTAAATGCTTCTAGATTGTCAAGTGCTGATAAAGAAGTTTTTACCTTGAAGTCTGCTTCATTTACAATTTTTACATGCTCGATATCATCAGGATAAACCAACACTTCTCTAGTAGAATCATCCAATTTCACAACTAGTGCTTTTCCCTCTCTACCTATAACTGATCCTAGCCCTTTACTTTTTTGTTCAGAACTGTTCCAATGTTTCACATCCAATTTAACACGATCACCTTTTTTCAAAGTAGAAGCACTTTCAGTCAATGAAACACCGTGATCTGATAAATGTTCTTCAGCTTCTTCAGCTGTGTCAAATGGTCCTTCAACTTCAAAGTAACTGTAATCTTTTGATATCCATGACATAACGTCATGTGGTGTCAAATAACTCATATATGAACCACCTGGCCAACGATAATCTGGTTCACCCTTAACAGTGGATTCTTGCCATTTTCCATTATCACTCTTTGAGACCATACCGATCCATCCGGTATTTTTACGTTCATCATAAATTGCTACATAAAATTCTTCATCTTCTTTGTCTTCATTACCATCTTCATCTCCTTCTAAAGTAACATCAGAAGAATGGAAGGAATGTGTTCCTTTATTTCCAAACAATTTAACAACTACGAACTTCTTATCCACACCAAAATCTGTAATTTCACCAACCGAACCTTCAAATTCAATATTTCCACCAGACACAACAACTGTATCACCAACATCCAATTGGTCTGCAGTAATGCCATCACCTTCATGACTTTCTTTCAATTTACCTTTGTTGTATGAAGCGACTGTTTCATCATCGTCATACCAATCGGAAACATAAATCTTACCATCACGCTTGTCTTTGTTGATGTGCTTTAAAGAACATTCTTTTGCACTTAAGGTACGAGCAGAAGTATGCGCTTTCAACAGATCGGCATTCTGTTGATTTGAATCAGATAATTTTGATTCTTCGATATTTGATACTTGAAGCAATGATTGTAGTAATTTCATATTATTTTAGCTCGATTAAGTTAGATAGATTATTTATTGAAAATAGTAGAATCAGCGTGGATCTACATTTAAATGATAAACTTTTGCAACGATTTTTCCTAATCCTGCTATTTTATGAAGAGTTAATCGCTTAGTTACTTTATCTGAAAGATCTTTCTGGAGTCCTTTAGGGCGTTTGTTGTCATTACAATCAGCAACAATTTTAACAGTTGATACTCCATCAGTATTTGATTCAACGTTGACACTCATAACTTTACATGAAATAAGTTCTTCTTCAGCTATATGATGAATGAAATCCATGGCCTGTTCATCAGTAACACATTGCTTGCTCATAAATTGTTTAAAGGTTGTTTTCATTATAAGGTTCTCATTTTTTCTCTGATCGCGTTTAATATCTTACCATCTGATATCAGATAATAGTATTCACATTTGAACATAACCTCACAGTCTATTTTGTTTATTAAAGGCTGTGTAATATCCTGGGTGAAAACATAACCATACTCGTTAACGAAATTTTTCTTAATGTTGTTTGAAAGTTCTAATTTTTTTTCAGAATTTTTAATATCATCGAAATCGTAAACGCCAGATGTCAATTGTTCAATAAGCTCGGTTGCATCATGTACTTTAGGTGAATAGACAAAATCGAAATCATTATCAATCGGGAATAATGCTCCAACATTTCCATACATACTAGCTTGTCCCGGCTGAAAACAACCAAATTGCCAATTTCTAGGATTGATACCATATACTTTGTCAAAATTAAAATTCATAGCATTATGAAATTGCAAAGGTGTATCTCTTGGTTTTGAACGTTGACTGAATTCTATTTTAGCCCATTTCCATAATGAAGGATGCCCCTTATACAAAAATGCTCCAGCTCTTTTGTATTGTTTGAGAATGGGGTAACATTCATCTAAGAATTTTTCTAAATCAAATTCATCTAGATCTTGTTCTGATATAAACTGTTTAAATCTCATAATGACTCCATAAGCTGTCGCATTTCTTCACTATTCCATACATCACCAGATTGGTTGAATGCATAATATCGTTCACATTTAAACATGATTTCAGCACCATAGTTAATACACTTTACTAAATCAGTATTAAATGTCCAAGAAACTTCATCTAATTGCTTAACCAGATATTTTGTTGCAAGTTCAATAATTTCATCATAGCTAAATGAACGTGATACATCTCTGTTTTTTATATATTCACGCTCTTTACTGAGAGCTACTGTCAGATCATAAAAACGATCATTGATGTCCGTGCAGCTCAACCACTCAAACTTTCCAATCGGGAAAATAATATTTGGGCCTGTCAAGCCTGAATAAATTTCAGCAGAATCATGTCTTCCAGTAGCAAACATCCAATCTCTAGCTTTAACTCCAAATTTCTTATCAAACAGTTCGTTGAATGCACGGTGTGCAGCTATTGGAGTATTTCTGGGTCCATCTCTTGGGACCCATTTTGCAATTTCGAAATCTGGGTTTTTATCCTTTGAACCCCTAAGCATCAATGCACTACCACCAGTTCCCTTTAGCTCACCTAAAATAAAAGAACAATCCTTTTTGAATTTTTCTAAATCGAATTTTGATTCTTCTTGAAGGTACTGTTTGAATCTCATTGTTTGTACCACCCTGCAATTTTATTTTCTAAGGTTTCCATTGTCACTATACCAGGAGATAGATATTTTAATTTCTCTTCCTTCATTTTTTCGAGATTTCTTTTGCCAACAATATTTTGAACAGGCTCATTGAAGAATGATTGTGCTGATTTGAAAGCTTTTAGCATTTCTACATTTGATAAATCATCATTGTCATTGTTGATAACCTTATAGAAGTTAACTTCCGATTGTAGGTACTTAGCATTTTCTTCACTTAGCTTAAATACTGCTTCAATAAAATGTTCATCTACTTCTCTACCAATTTTTGAAGCTCGTTCTATTGCACGTGCTTTAGCAGTTTCTAAACTGGTACGTACGTAAACAACACCAACATCATACCCCAATGATTTCAAAATACCCATTCTATGTTGAATGTTTGAAATATCATTAGATGTTCCATCAACGAATAATGGCAACATACTGTTGATATAATTTTGAAGAGATGTTTTTGTAATATTGTGAGCAGAATCTTGAAATATTTCAACCCAGTTTTTTGAGTTAACCATTAATCCGATTTTTTTACTTAAAAATTCAGATGCTCTATCAGTGTTGATAACCTTTGGCGATATTGATCCTACCATCTGTTTAACGGTATAAGATTTTCCGGCACCAGGTATACCAACAACAAAAAGGGCTTTTAAAATGCCCTTGTCCTGAATACTTTCTTCGATAAATTGTTTAAATGTTTTCATAATCTCATACCATTAAATAAAATTTGTATATTGTGAGAGATATTTACACCAGAATATTCGATATCTGGTAATAATTCTTTCATAGCAGCTAAACTGATAACTAATGCGCGACCGGAAAACCAAAGTTCACGCTCTGAATAAGAAGATATGCTATCAACATTGTATTTATAAGTCTCAAGACCTAATGATTCTGGAGACATGAAAAAGCTGCATATCGCATCAAATCTACTCATACCAACACTTATGTATTTTTCAATTTGTTTTATTCCTGCTTCAATATCGTGTACGAGTAATGCTTGTAGAAAATTATCAAAACCGTTTGGTGACATTTCTGACATAGCATGATTCAGCGATGCTGATGTCATATCTTCAATACCCAAACTTAAATACTGTGAAAAAAGTATTCCTATCTTATGTGAAAAATCTTTAACTGTTCGTGATCCAAATGAAGTTTTAGCATTCCCTTCAACACGTTTAAACAACAAATCACTTTTATCTGCTACAGCAATAATCTGTTGTCTTCTTGGAAAGATAACATATCTAGTACCAAATTCATCAGCTGTATCAAAATCATTTGTACAGATCAATGATTTGCTTCTTGATGGATAGTCTTTCATAAACATTGAATTATCCATCATTATCTGATACACGTTATTTGTGTCTTTTGATTTTCTTTCACCCTGTGAAGCATCAATAAAGGAAATGTCTTGAGATGGTGGAGTACTAAATCCTCTAAAGATTAAATTATTATGTTCTAAAGCATATTTGGCATTTAATAATATCCATTCAAGTGCATGTTTTCTTGAGGCATCATTATCTACAGCCCAACCTTTTTTAACATGAGGTGGTAAATCATCTTCATACAGAAATTGTTTGAAGTTCATTTTGAATGATCCTTGTTCCAAAACAATTTACCCATACCTGTTTGAAGTTTTGATGGTGCTATATCATTGCCTAACTCTCTAGCAAATTTATACATTTCTGTTGCTATTCCTTTTCTACGATATGCAGGTTGAATTGATAAATCAAGTGCTTCTAGATTACCATCTTTATTTTCAAAGTTGACCCAACCAATTTCAGTAGTTCCTTTTTTAGCAACTATTCTAAACTGTTCACTTTTGAATCCTGGCTTTGCGCCATACCCTACCCACCCACAAGTAGCTACTAGGGTAAATTGATCGTCTAATATTTTCTTCTCTTCACGAAAATCTGTAAAGAAAATTTTACTATTGACTTTTTCTCGTAAGAAGTCTTTAAAGGTTTTGTGCATTTGTTATCATTCTAATCAAAAGATTATTTATCTGTTTTTTCACTTTCATCATCTTTATCCATCATTTGAAACATCGCATCAAACATAGTGAGGTTAACCAAGTATGATTTACCAGATAACCAATATTCTGTTCCATTAACAAGTTCATATCCTGCTGTTTGAATTTTAATAGGCAAAGAATCAGGAGTCATTATTAAATTTGATAACTCTGTAAATCTTGTGTTAGGTTTAAAACCACGAATGGCTTTCAAAGCTGAATCATTCGTAAGATGTAATTCTTCAGTAAGATGTTTTTCAAACTGATAAGATGTAAGTTGAGACAACAATTCATCACAAACACTTGCATCAGTAAATTTTGGAATACGTTCATGCTCAACATATTGAATCACTGATCCTATTCCTATTCCTAAATCTTCCAAATCTAAAGTATGAGTATTAAATCTGGATCTAACTGCATATCTCAAAATGTCTTTGACACCAGGAACACATGCAATTTTAACACCGTTAAATGGCATTACAACAAACAGATCTTCTTGTGAACTAG